GGCTGTCGAGGGTGTTGTCGTGGCCGAGGTCGACGGGCGCCGGGTCGGCGTCGGCGGAGACGGTGACGGCGTCGAGGGTCGAGCCGTGGGCGACGTCGACGGGCGCCGGGTCGGCGTCGGCGGAGACGGTGACGGCGTCGAGGGTCGAGCCGTGGGCGACGTCGACGGGCGCCGGGTCGGCGTCGGCGGAGACGGTGACGGCGTCGAGGGTGTGGGCGTGGGCGACGTCGACGGGGGCGGCCTCGGGGACGCCGGCGGCCGGGTTGAGCACCCATGTCGAGCACCCATGCGCGGCAGACGTTGACCATGTCCAAGCGGGTGTCGTGTCGCCGTCGACGTCCCAGGCGCCGCCGAGGCGGCGCATGCCGTCGCCCTCGCCGAAGTCGTCGAGCTCGACCCAACCGGCGTCTTGGCCGAGCGCCTCGTTTTCTTCCATGCCGAGCGCGGAGGCGGTGGCGTCGCCGGCGTCGACGCCGGAGATGGTCGGGCTGCATGAGGTCCCAGAGCCGGACGTGAACGCAAAATTGTCGTCGGGGGTCGTGGCGTCGAGGCCGGCGACGCGCCAGACGGACCAGCCGATGCCCTGGTTGACGTCGGTGTCGAACGTGATGGCGCCCGAGCCGGTCCAGTCTTTGCAGCGGTAGACCTCGTGGTAGCGGCGGGTGCCGTAGGCGCCGCCGCCTAGCTTGGTCCAGGTGCCTGACAGTCCGGTGACCGACTCCACTGCGCGGCCGACGCCGGTGTCGTGGCTGTTGAGGATGAGGTAGATGACGTCGCCGGCGGTCGGCGCGACTGACGCGGTGCTGACGTCGCCGAAATCGGCGGCGGCGTGGTCACTCGTGAGGACGGCGGTGGCGATTGCCATGACCTAGTGGCCTCGATGGTCGACGGGAGGCGGGTCGGCGTCGCATGGTGTCGGGGCGCCGGCGTAGATCGTGGCCGTGTTGACGCGGTGACTGTGGCGGCCGGTGTAGGGGACCTTGGGACAATTCCAGCCGTCGAAATGTGCGCGCATCGCGCCGGCTCGAGCGGGGGTGATGACGCGGCCTTGTGGGCCGTCGACGAGGATGCGGTCGACGACGGCGGCCTTGTTGCCGCCGGAGGCGACGCCGAGCTCGTTGGCGCATTGGCGGAGCTCGCCGATGGTGAGGGCGTTGAGGTCGGCGCGGTGGATTGCGCCGGCCTCCATGCGGGCGGTCAGACAGTAGGGGCAGAGGTTGGGCTCGGCGATGTCGATGACGCGGCGGCGGCCGGCGGCGGTGTCGAACCATGCCCAATAGCAACGCGTCCAGCGGGTCGCAGGGATGGTGAAATTGACGGCCTTACCTTGTCGGTGAGGGTTGACACATGTGGCCTCACCGGTGCCGTCGACTCCTAGACAGTCGGGTCCGCGCATGGCGGGCCTATGCGGTGACGTCGAGGAATTCGATGTCCCATGCCGACCAATCGACCTGGGAGCCGCTGTTCGTCGAGACGTTGGCGTTGGTCGTGCAATGCAATAGGACGGTCGCGTCGTCGAGGTTGGTGTGGTTGCCGGTGCCGGTGGCGTTGGCCGAGGCGTCGGTCTGCGCGGCGAGGGTCGTCTTGCGGCCGGAGGCGTCGCCGTTCACGGCGGCGCCGAAGTCGCCGCCGCCGAGGCCGGCGGTGATGGTGGCCTCGGCGAGGAGGACGGCGGCGATGCCAGCGAAATTCGCTGGCTGTGCCGAGGTGAGGGTCTGACGGGTCGCGGTGGCGGTCTCAGCGAGGGCGGCGTCGAGGACGCTGTCGTCGGTGAATTTTGCCATGGCTCCGACGAGGCCGAGGATGACGAGGGTGACGAGGTGACGGGTACGCATGGCGGGCCTCACTTCTTGGCCTTGGCCGCGGGGTGGAACGCCGGCGTGAGCTCGTTGGTGTCGGGAACGTCGACGAGCGAGCGGCGCCATGCTCGCCGCTCGGCGGCGAGGCGGGCCTCGTCGGCGGCGTTGCCGTGGGCGGCCGGCGCGAGGACGGTGAACTCGTAGACGGTCTCGGTGCCGTCCTGGTCGATCTCGAACCGGTGAACGCCGACCTGCTTGTAGCCGCGCCGGGTGCGGATGCCGAGGCGGGCGACGATGGCGGGTTGACCGGGTCGAGCGGCCGAGGCGGGGATCGGGGCGCATGGCTCGCAGGTGACCTCGAGGAGCTCGCGGGTGCCGTCGGGGCGGACGTGATGCACGACGGCGCCGGGGGTGCCGGTGTCGGGTACGGCGAATTGGGTCTCGTCGCCGAGGTAGCAGAGAAACCGGTTGCTCCTCGGGATCGTGGCGGCGGTGGGCATGGTGGCGCTCCTTGCTCGGGGGTCTCGGCCATGGCGGCGGCCGGGTTGGTCGCCATCATGGCACGCGTAGCGCCCAGAACCGATGGATAGGCCGCTGTGTCGCCGTCTACGCCGCGAACCGGTGCGGGCGGCCTCCTCGTGCCGGCGGTGAGGTCGCCGGTGTTAGAGCGTGAACCCGAACGCGGCGGCGGCGGCGTCGGTGTTGCCGGAGCCGAACGCGGGGGCGGTGACGACGATGGCGGTGTTGGCGGCCGAGGCCGGGATGGGCGCCGGGAACGTGAGCTCGAGCGGGGTGATGGCGGTGGTGACGCCGGCGGGGATGACGACGGGGAGGGTGATGGTGCCGTCGATGACGCCGGCGATGGTGACGTCGACGACGCTGGCGGCGGTCGCGCCGGCGCCGGTGATGATGAGGCCGGTGATGTAGGTGGTGACGCCGGCGCCGCCGGCGGCGAGGGTGGCGACGGCGGCCGCGTCCGAGACGACGCCGGACGCGTCGGTCGTCGGTGTCGCGCCGGATGGGTAGCCGGCGACGCTGTCGTCGAGGACGCGGAGCCGGCCGACCGAGTCAACCGAGAGTGATGCGTAGTCGCCGTCGGTGCCGGGGCCGGCGGCGGTGTCGCGGCGAACGGCGAGCGCCATGATGCCGCGGTCGGTGGCGCCGGCGACGGCGTCGACGGTGCGGGCGAGGAGCTCGAGGACGGCGTTGCGCGCCCAGAGGAGCCAGCGGGTCGTGCCGTCGCCGTCGTCGGCCCAGACGGCGGAGGTGCGTTTGCCGGCGTTGTCGGTGTGTAGTGCTTGGCTCTGTTCGGCCATCGGTGGCCTCCTTATCGGTACTTGCGGCGCCAGACGATGTCGATGTCGACGCTAGTGGCGGTGCCGGTCCATGAGAGCTCCCAGGTGTTCGCGCCGGCGACGAGGAGCGGGAACGTGCCAGACACGTCGGCCATGTCGACGTCGGCCTCGTCGAACGCGCCGACGAGGTTGACGTCCTCGTTTTCGCTTTGGAGGACGACGTCGCCGATGGCGTTGACGGTGAGCGGGTCGCCGTCGTTGAGGACGGTGCCGGCCGCCCAGGTGAGCGCGTCGCCGTTCATGGTGAACGTAAACCCGGTGACGGTGCCGCCTCGAGCGGTGACGGTGACGACGGGCTCGGCGGTGACCTCGTCGGCGGCGACGAACGAATCGCTGTCGGGGTTGCTGGTCGCGGTGATGGCCTCGGAGGTCGCCGACACCGCGCACGCGTACGGGCCGACCAGGAACGGGACGATGATGTCGCCGGCTTGGCGTATCCATTCGTTCGTGGCGGCGGCGTCGTCGAGGATGGCGTCGTGGTAGCGGTCGGCCTCGTCGTCGACGATGAGCTGCGAGGTGGTGCCGGCCTCGGCCCAGGCGGCGAGGTCGCGGACGGCGCTACGGCGGGCGGTGATGCTCGCCGATGCGATGTGGATGACGAGCTCGAGGCGGCGGTCGCCGGGCTCCTCGTCGAACGTCCAACCGCCGGCGCGGCCGGGGACTCGGACGCGTTGGTGGCGGGGCCGGCCGACGAGCTGACGGTTGACGTCGAGGATGGCGGCGTCGGGGACGGCGGTGGTGAGGCTGGTGCCGTTGAGGGTGGCGTCGGTGAGGGTCATGGCGTGAACGCGCCTCGGTCGTAGCCGGCGCCGCGCCGGTCGCGGTCGAGCTCGCGGTTGACGACCTTGACGAGCTCGTGAGCGTGACGCTCGAATAGGCCGGGGTCGTCGAGGTTGCCCTCGACAACCATGAGCGGGCCGTTGACGGTGAGGCCGCCGCCGGCGGCGACCGGAGCGAACGGGGTGGCCTCGCCGGCGTTGACCTTGTGCGTCGGGAGGATGGTCTCGCCGCCATGCACGACGGCGAGCTGCGGGGCGCCTCGAGGGCCGGGGACTCGGCCGCCGGCGTCGTAACCGAGGACGCCGCCGACGGCGCCGAAGATGCCTCCGCCGAGCTTGGCGCCGGCGCCGATGAGCTCGTCGATCGGGCCGAGCGCCTTGTCCGCCGCGGCGCCGATGGCGTCGAGCTTGTCGACGATCCATTGCGCGACGGCCTCGATAGCAGACTTGACGCCGTTCCATGCGGTGCGGGCGAGCTCGGGGATGGACGTGAATAGGTCGATGACGGTGGTGATGGGGGTGATGATGAACGTGTCGAACAGTCCCGAAATTGTGGAGAACACGCCGCCGAGAAACCCGGTGATGTTGTTCCAAATCTCTGTCGTTTTCGCCCAGATGGCGTCCCAATTCTGGATGATGAGACCGATGACGAGGCCGATGCCGCCGGTGAAGATGCCGAGGATGTACGGCCACCATTGCACAAAGAAATTCGAGATCGCGTTCCACACGTCGGAGGTGATGCGCTTGACGTCCTCCCATCGGGCGGCGAACCATGCGGCGAGCTCGCCGGCGGCCATCTTGACCCAGTCCCAGGCGGCGGCGAGCTTCTCGACGATGAGGTCCCAATTCTTCCAGATGAGAATTCCGGCGGCGACGATGGCGAGAGCGACGAGGACCCAAGGATTGGCGGCGAGGAGCTTGAGGGCGCCGCCGAGCGCTTTGACGGCGAAGGCAACCTTGGTGAACATGAACGCCATTGCGACGCCGATCACGACGTATTTCATGCCCTCGGGGCCGAGCTGGCGGGTGATGCCGAGGAGCGCGGAGAGAACGGGGAGGAGGCCGGTGCCGAGCTGGGCTTGCATGTCGCGCCATTGGGCGCCAACGATCTTCGATGAGTTTGCGACGCCGTCGGAGGTGGCGGCGAAATCGCCGGCGACGTTGGCGGTTTGCTCCATGATGAGCTCGTAGGTGGCGAGCTGCTTGGCGTTGGCGGAGAGCTCCTCGCCCTCGGTCGCGAGACCCATCTCGAGCGCTTTGGTCTTGACGGTCGCCATGTCGAGAATCACGCCGTATTTTCGGAGCGGCTCAAACGAACCGATGAGACCCGAATTGATGGACTCGGTGACCTCTTGGGTTGAGGCGTTCCAGGCGGAACCCATATCGGTCGCGCGGCCGATGAGCTCGTTGGTGAACCGGGCGGCGTCGCGTTCGGCGGCGCCGGAGCCGACGAATATGTTGCCGATCTGCGCGCCCATCTGGCGGAACTCTGACTCGGCGAGGCCGAAGGTCTCATTTGCTGAGGCGGCGAGGGCGTCGACCTCGCCGCGGGCCTCACCGAACGCGAGGCCGGTGACGTTGGTGGCCTCCTCGAGGTCGGAGGCCTGGTCGATCATTTGGCGGCCGAATTGGGTGGCGATGGCGGCCGCGCCGAGGTTCGCCATTTTCGAGCCGAAACCGTCCTTGAACGACGAGCCGAACTTGCCGCCGGCGGCGGTGCCGCGCTGCTTGAGGCCTCGCTCGAATTTCGAGTATTCGCCAACGACGTCAACCTCGACGGTGCCGGCGTTACCGGCTTCTAGGCCCATCGCTCGCCTCCTCTCGTCGTGGTGTCTTGATCGGGATATGTCGGGCTATGTCGGCCCTCGACGCGGCCGGCGGTCGCCGGCGTTCGTCGTTGGGTCGACGGTACTTGATGGGCTTGGGCGCGCCGGACTCCTTGCCGCCGGCGGCCATGTAGGCGGTCCGGTTGTTCTGGCCGAGCTGCTCGAGGATGAGCGCGAGGAGCTCCTCGACGTGTGACCATCGGTCGAGGGTGGTGCGACGCTCGGCGGTGACGGCGTCGGCGAGGAGCTCGAGGTCGACGGTGTCGAGCTGCTCGAGCTCGCTGATTGGCTGGCCGGTGGCGACCGCGAGCGCGGTTAGGGCTTGGGCGGCCGCCGGCGTCCCAAAGGGACTTCGCGCTCGTCGATGTCGTCGACCCAGTCGGCGAGCCAGTCGCCGAACGTCGCCTCGAGGCCGCGCTCGTGGCAGAGGTGGTGATGTACGGCCCACATGGTGCCCTCTGCCGGCGGGACGGTGCCCTTGAAATGGCGTTCGGCGGCGACCATGGAAACCGGGCGGAGCGGGACCTCGAGGTCGTCGGCGCGGTCGATGCCGTCGACGTAGTAGACGTCGACGACGTGGCGGGTGCGGTCGGCCGGGACCTCGGCGGCGTCGGCGGTGTCGCGGGCGCGGCCGCCGTCGAGGTCGGGCTTGGCGTCCTTGCCACTCACGAGTCCGCCGCGAACGCGGTGGTATCGGACGTGAACAGGAACCAGGGGTCGACGCCGTCCTCACCGAGGGCCTCGAGCTCGACGGGGAGCTCGGCGAGGTCGGTGCGGGTGAGGTTGGTTTCGAGCGAGCTGGTGGTGATGCACTTGGGGATGACGTAGCGGTCGGTGATGGTGCCGTCGGTGATGTCGATGACGAGCGACCATTCGGTCACGGTGCCGGCGGCGTGCGGCGTGAACTTGCGGCCGGTGCCGGCGGCGGCGACGGCGCCGCCTCCTCCGGCGGTGCGGAGGGCCTTGGTGTTCCACTGCTCGAGCGCAAACGCGGCCTTCGCCATGCGGGCGGTCTCGAGGATGCGGATGGGATAGAACGCCTGCCAGGCTTGCTTGCGTTCGATGGTGGGCTCGTCGGTGAACGTGACGCCGTCCTCGGTCGTGTAGCCGAGCTCGATGTAGTCGGTGTCGAGGGTCGAGTCGTGAGCCGACGGGAGGTTCGACGACACATCTGAGTATGCGGCGATGTAGACGGAACCGGTGCCGGCGACGCGGGTCTCGGCGGTGTCTTTGGCGTTGGGCATGGTGGCGCTCCTTGCTCGGGGGTCTCGGCCATGGCGGCGGCCGGGTTGGTCGACATCGTAGGCACGAGGCCGGCCACGATGGGCGGATCGGCCGCTCTGTGGCGCTCTCCGCTGCGAACGGTCGCCGGCGGTCGTGTCATGGCGGACGAGCTGCTCGAGGCTGTAGCCGGCCGACGGGGCGCCGCGAATCGCGATCGCGAAACCCGTTTTCGCGAACACGATTTCGGGCGCCGCGAATCGCGATCGCGAAACCCGTTTTCGCGAACACGATTTCGGGCGCCGCGAATCGCGATCGCGAAACCCGTTTTCGCGAACACGATTTCGGCGGGCGGTGTTAGGTGCGGGCGGCTCGGATGGTGAGGTCGACGGTGGCGATGTAGCGCTCGCGGGCGGCGTTGCGGGCCGTCATGAGGTCGGAGTCGGGGAGATACCGGAACGAGGACGAGCTCGAGCCGGAGACCGAGCCGTCGGCGTGGGAGCCGTCCTCGATGTCGTCGAGCGCGGCGGAGCACTCGGCCGCGAGCTCGCGGGCTTGGGCCTTGGTGCCGCCGTAGGCCTCGACCTGTATGACGGCGGTGTCGATGCCGCGGCGAGCTCGAGGCGGGCCGCCGAGGCGGAACAGACGAACGAACCGGCCGGTGGGCGCCGGCTTGGGGGTGACGGTGTAGATCGGCTCGTTGCCTTGGGCGTCGACGTCGAGGAGGCCGGTGACGGCGGCGACGCCGTCGAGGTAGGTGCGGACGAGGAGCTCGGCGTCGGGGAGGGTCGGCGAGGTGGGCATGGTGCTCCTTAGTTCTCGATGAACCGGGTGCCGAACTCGCGCGCCGCCAGTCTCATCGGGGCGTCGGGCTGGCGGTCGACGGTGCCCCATTCGACGAAATGGGCGCGGCTCGCGGTGGTGCCGACGCGGGCGCCGGTGCGGGTCGGTTCGTGGAATAGCTCGCGTTTGTATTCGCGCGCCGGCGGGTCGTCGGCGAGGCCGGTCTCGGCGAGCTTGGTGGCGACGCGCCGCTCGAGGCGGCCGGCGGTGGCGGTGAACATACGGCGGCCGCCGCGGGTGCGCGGGAACCGGCGCTCCCATGCTTTGCGGTAGCGGACGCGGACACCCATGGGTCAGACGGTCCGCCGGGCGCGGATGCGGACGTAGTCGAGGACGGAGCCGCCGGAGCGTTCGTCGGGCGGGCCGATGGTCTCGTAGGTGCGGCCGTCGACGGTGAGGCGGTCCGAGCTCGTGACGGTGGTGCCGGCGGGGAAGTAGAACCGGACCTCGTCGGAGTCGGCCGAGCCGAGGCCGTCGCGGGTCTCGTCGGTCGTGACGGGCTGATAGTCGCCGATGGCGGTGGCGCCGGCGAACGATGACGGGGTCGGGTTGCCGTATTCGTCGGCGACGACGGTGGCGGTGTAGATGGTGACGTTGTACGGGAACCGGTGCCAGCTCATCTAGGACCTCACGCGCATGGAGCCGACGCGGTTGCGGCGCCAGTGTCGGAGCCGGCGGAGCTGGTCCTTGCTGAGGCCGTCCTTGCTCGAGCCGCCGGCGCCGAACGAGACCGACCGGTCGCCGAGGGACTCTTGTGCGACGGCGTTGGGGTTGGCGATGCGGACGGCGGCGACCTCGGCGACTACGGCGGTGAGCTCGGCGGGGATGTCGGCGGAGGCGTAGCCGTAGCTGTAGGTGACGACGATGTCGATGCCGCGGTCGGGCCATCTGATCGTGGAGCCGTCCCAGAGGTGCGGGTTGTCGAGGCCGGTGTAGCGGCGGCGGAGCTGGCCGAGGACGGTGAACGTGTAGTCGGCGGCGGTGAGCGCGACGCCGTCGACGGTGATGGCGTCGACGGAGCGGACGGGATAGTTGGGGAGCTCGAGGAGGACCTCGCCGGTGCCCTCGAGGGTGACGTCCTCGTCGTCGGTCTCGCCGAGGGTGAACCCGACGAGGTCGCCGAGGACGATGCCCTCGGCTCGGGTGATGAGGCGGTCGACGCGGTCGGAGCTGCTCGAGAGGTCGACGCCGAGGAGGTCCTCGAGGTCGGTTCGGGTTGCGGCGGTCGGCATGGTCGCGAGCGTAACCGACCGGGGAGAGCTCGAACGCGGAACCAGGGCGCCCGCGAATCGTGATCGCGAAACCCGTTTTCGCGAACACGATTTCGGGGGCCGCGAATCGCGATCGCGAAACCCGTTTTCGCGAACACGATGTCGGGGCGGACGCGGAGCGGCCGCCGGCGATGCAGACGCCCGGCGGCCGCTCGATTTCGGGGCGGACGCGGAGCGGCCGCCGGCGATGCAGACGCCCGGCGGCCGCTCGCTCCCGAGGGCGGCGGGCCGCTCAGGAGGTCGGGGTCACGTCTTGGCGTGCGCGAACGCGACGCCGCACTCGTCGCGCATTTCGGTGTAGCCGTAGAGCGCGTCGATGGTGACCTTGATGCCGAGGAGGTCGGTGTCGTAGGACGCGGTGACGCGAACGGCGAGACCGGAGGCGGGGTCGGTCACGACGGTCTGGCGGACGCCGGGCGCTCGGTTCTGCGGGAGCGACCGCATTGCCATCAAGCCGAATTGTGGGTTGCCGGCGATGGACGTGGCGCCGACGCCGGAGGCCGGCACGAGCTGGCTCATGTAGACGTCGAAACCGTAGGCGCGGCCGAGCTCGCCCTCGCGGACGGCGTCGGGCTGGCTGTTCGCGAAATAGGACTCGAGGTTGGAGTCGCCGAGGAGGTCGACCTCGCCGGCCGAGCCGACGATGAAGAACCGGCCGGCGGTGGGGCAACGGGCCTCGTTCAGCGTCTGGCGGGCGGTGAGGAGCGACGTGCGTGACGCGGCGACGCCGGGCGTGCCGACGATGGACGAGAAACCGGAGTAGAGGCCGAGGACGTCGGACTCGATCTGCTCGGCCATCGCGGTAATCGCCTCGGCCGTGTGGACGTCGACGGTGCCCTGCTGGAGCTGGGACTGTGCGACGGCGGGGTCCTCGACGACGAACGAAACCTCCTTGTGCTTGGTGAGCTCGACGTTGATGGAGCTCGAGCTCGGGTTCTGGAGGGTGACGGCGGTGCCGACGGCCTTGTCGTTCACCGAGAACGAACCGGGGACGGCGATGTTGAGGATGTCGCCGTGGTTGAACGTGGCGTCGACGTCGTTGTCCTTGGTGATGAGCCGCGTGATGACGTGGTTGGCTCGGAGCGAGGCGAGGGCCTCGTTGGCCCAAATCTCGGGGATGAAGCTGTCGAGGGAGCCGGCGCCGGAGGCGGCGGCGGAGAGGGTGGCAACCATGGTGGTTGAGGTCCTTTCGGAGGATGGTGGTGGCTAGTCGTCCTCGATGAGACCGGCCGCGGCCGCCGCGAGAATCGCCGGCTTGTTCGCCTCGTAGAACGCCTGATCGCGTAGCTGCGAGCGCTTGAACTTGACCGGGTCGTCGCCTCGCGGGCCGGGCGGGACTCGTCCGGCCGGCGCCGGCGGGGCCGGCGGGTCGGTCGAGGGCGCCGTTGCTGCGAGGTACGGCTTGGCTGTGACGAGCTCGTCGAGAGCGGCGACCATCGCGTCGCCGTCAATGTTGCCCGCTGCGTCGAGAAACCGGTCGAGGTTGCCGAGCATCGCGGGAGCATCGCTCGGGTCGCGGAGCTTGCCGGCGGCCTTGGCTGTCGCCTCGGCTCGGAGGAGGACCTCGTTGGCCTCTCCTCGAGCTTCGGCTCGGCCGGCTTGCCGGGCCTCCTCGACCGCTCGCTCTTGCTCTCCGAGCTGCGCGGTGCGTGCCTTCTCGAGCTCGCTGTCGAGGCGTGTGGCTCGGGCCTCGGCTTCGCGCCGTGCCTTTCGCTCGGCCTCGAGGGCTTTCTTGCCGCCCTCGCCGAGCTCGACGTCGCCGGCCGCGCTGGTGGCGGGCGGTTCGGCCGGTGCCGGCGGCGGTGTTGCGGCCGGCGGCGGTGTGCTCGGTGGGGGTGTGGCGCTCGGGTCTGGCTCTCGCGGTGTCTTGTCGGGTTGCGGGTCGGCCATCGCGGCCCTCCTCCTCGTAGCTCGGCCGGCGTCGCGCCGGCGGGCCTGTTGTGCCTGGCGGTCGCCGGCGTCGAGCTGGCGGCCGCTGCGAGGGAGCATAGGCCGACGCGGTGCCGGCGGCGGGGGACCTCGCGAATCGCGATCGCGAAACCCGTTTTCGCGAACACGATTTCAGGGGCCGCGAATCGCGATCGCGAAACCCGTTTTCGCGAACGCGATTTCGGGGGCCGCGAATCGCGATCGCGAAACCCGTTTTCGCGAACACGATTTCGGGCGCCGCGAATCGCGATCGCGAAACCCGTTTTCGCGAACGCGATTTCAGAGGAGGCCGTCGGCGCGGAGGGCGGCGAGGTGGGCGCGTGCGGCGTCGCGGTCTGCGAGGGGGTCGTCGGCGACCTCGTCGTCGAGGGTGAGCTCGGCCGGCGGCGGGACGGCGAGCGAGACCGAGCTCGCGAACGAGCGGGCCGTCCAGTCGCCGAGCTCGCGCCGTGACTGCGGTCGGGTCGGTCGGGTGCCGTGCGGGTCGGTCATTGTGTGAATCCTTCGGGGAGGAGGAGCTCGGGGGCGACGTCGTCGTCCCATGGGATGCGCGACGAGGCGGGGACGTCGACGCCGGCGCGGTGGGCGGTGGCGACGATGCGGCTGTAGAGCTCCTCGTAGCTGGTGCCGGGGTCGTCGAGGTATTCGGGGACGAGCTCGGCGAGGCGGTCGCCGGCGTCGAGGCGGAGCTCGGTGGGGTGATTGCGGAGGCCGTACTCGAGGCCGCGGAGCTCCTCCTCGAACGATTGAAACGAGAGGCGCCAGGGCGGCGGGTCGCCGGTGCGGGCGGCGAGGGCGTCGCGGAGGTAGAGCTCGGCCTCGTCGACGTCGACCTCGCGGCCGAGCTGGGCGAGGCGGCCGGCGACGTCGAGGTCGTCTTTGCCGATGACGTCGGACGGTAGGAACCGGGCCTCGGCGGGGAGGTGGCCCTCGAGGAGGCCGTCGATGTCGAGGCGGCCGGAGTAGGCGCGTTCGCTCGGGAGCTTGCCGCGGCGGATGGCGCCGGCGGCCTCGTAGCGGCGGGTCTGATCGAGCCATTGCCTCATGGCGTCGTCGACGGAGAGGCCGGCGGCGGCGCCGTTGGATTCCATGAGCTGCGCGGCGACGTCGGGGGCGCTCGTGCCGTCGAACCATCGGCGGCGGAGCCGCTTGAGCTCGTCCTCGTTGAGCTCGTTGAGCCAGTCCCATTCGGCGGTTCGGGTGCGTGGTGGCCTCGAGAGGGCGGGTACATCCCATGTGTCGAGCTGCTCGAACGCCTCGAGCTGGGCGCGGGTGGCGGCGTCGCCGACGACGCGGCGGACTTCGGCGACCTGGGCGCGGGCGGCGACAATCTCGTCGGGGGCGACGCCGTAGTCGTCGGCGGCTTTGCGGACGATGGCGCTATCGGGGTCGTCGAGGGAACGGAGATAGGCGCGCTCTGCTCGCTGCTCGGCGATGCGGTCGGCGCGCTTGAGCTCGAGCTCGTCGATGATGACGGCGGGGTCGACGTTGCGGCGCTGCGCTGCTCGGATCACTGACGGCGTGTCGGGTGTCCAGCGGCCGGAACGGGCGGCCGGGGTTGGGGTGGCGACGTCGACGGCGGCCGGTGTGACCTTCGGGGCGAGGTCGTCGGCGTCGACGGTGGGCGCTCGGCGGGCGAGGTCGCCGGCGTCGTCGACGGTGCCTGCGGTGGTGCGGGCGGCGGTGAAGGTGTGGCGCTCGTTGACGAGGACGGGGCCGAGCTCGCCGTGTGTGCGGACGGTGGGCGCCTCGAGCGGTGGGAGCTCGAGGGCGACGCCGGGCCGGTCTACGGCGAAACGGCGGCCGGTGCCGGCGCCGGGGGCGTCCTCGGCGAACCGGGCGAGGGCGGCGACGGCGGCCGAGTCGGGTGTCTGGCGGAGGACCTCGTCGGCGGCGGTGATGTTGCCGCGCTCGCGGCGGAGCCGGTCGCCGAGGCGGCGAGCTCGTGCCGGGTCGGCCTCGACGCCGAGCTCGAGCTCGAGCTCCTCGGCGCGCAGGAGCGAGCGTTGCCGGCGGCGGTTGGCGGCGGCGCGCTGGGCGGCCGGCGCTCGACGAGCTCGAGCTCTCGAGGCGCCGAGCTTGTTGATGGTGCCGTCGCGCTTGAGCTCGCGGTAGAGCTCGCGGTTGACGATGCGGCCGCCGTCGTAGTCGCCGACGATGGGCGCGATGCGACAGTCGCAGCGGGTGTGGATGGGCATGAGCTCGGCGGTGTGATAGCGCTGCGTCGACGCAACGCGGCAGAGGTCGCACGAGGCGCCGGTGAGGACGCGGCGGTAGCCGTTGACGTCGGGGTGTCGGTCCATCGCCTCGGCGGCGGCCTGGCGGTGAGCGAGGGCGATGTCGGCCTCGGTCTGGGCGCCGGCGCGGGTGGCGGCCTCGACCATGGCGGCGTCGTACGGTTTGCCGGCGGCGAGCGCTTTGCGGACGGCGATGCCGGGCCGCCGGTAGACGTCGAGGCCGAAGGTGCCGCGGAGCCGGTCGACGGTGAGCTCGGCGACGTCGAGGGGGTCGATGCCGGGCGGCGGCGTCCTCGAGACTGTCGCGACGTAGCCGTCGACGAACTGCTCGGTGATGACGCCGATGTCGGCGTTGGCGCCGTCGACGACCTCGAGGGCGGCGGCGGCGAACGTGTCGAGGCGGTCGGTGTCGGGGCCGCCGAGCTCGAGCCATAGTTGCTCGACGAACGTGCCGGTGCCGAGCCGGATGGCGTCGTAGCTGTCGCCGTAGACGCCGATGAGGTCCTCGGCGCTCATGACGCCGGCGCCGCGAATCGTGTTCGCGAAACCCGTTTTCGCGAACGCGATTTCGGGGGCCGCGAATCGCGATCGCGAAACCCGTTTTCGCGAACGCGATTTCGGGGGCCGCGAATCGCGATCGCGAAACCCGTTTTCGCGAACGCGATTTCGAGGAGCTCGCCGGCCGCTCTAGACCGGGTCAGGGTCGTCGGGGTCGCCGGTGTCGCTAGTGGCGAGTGTCCGGCGGCCGGCGAGCTCGAGGTCATGGCGCGGCGGCGACGGGCTCGGCCGGCTCGGCCGGTGGTGTCTCGGCGAGCTCGGCGGCGGCCGGCGGTAGCGCCGGGCGGCGCGGTGCGGCCGCTGCGGCGGAGAGGGTGGCGCGGGCGGCCTGGGCGCGCCAGCGGGCGACCTCTTGGGGGCTCGCGCCGTAGAGGGTCCAGAGGGCCTCGTTGGGCACGCCGAGGGTGCCGAGCTTGACGAGGGCGTCGACGAGCTCGCCGGTGCCTTTACTCTCGGGGTCTTTCCAGATGACCTCGAGGGAATCGTCGGCGGCGCGGGCGTCGCCCATCGCGGCGAGGCCGAGGCGGGTGACCTCCTCCCATGACTCGCCGAACGAGAGGGCGCGCTTGGAGACCTTCGCGACGAGGCCGGTCTCGGTGCTCTTGAGCGACTCGCCGGAGGGGAACGCGCCGGACTGGCCGAGGAGGTAGTGAGGCGGGGTTCTCGAGATGGCGGCGAGGTGTTGGACGTCGGCCTCGACGGCTTTGATGTACGGGCCGAGGTCGGTGGCGCCGAACTCGCCGAACTTTGTGCCGGCGTCCTCGGCGAGCCAGAGCTTGTCGACGGCGGCGTTGAACGGCTCGACGGCCTTGTTGGTCTCAGGGTCGACGGGGATGTCCATGCCGGTCGCCCATCGCTGGCGGAACGCGGCGAACCGGGCGGCGGTGGCGCGCCCAAAGATGGTCTCGTTGATGCGGTCGTTGATGTCGGTGATGCCTCCGGCGAGCTCGCTGCGGCCGCGCCTCGACATCCTCGAACGATTCATGAACGGGACAATGCTGACGACCTCGAGGGGATGCTCGAACGAGGAGCCGGGGTCGCCGGGGTCGGCGTGGGGTTCCCATTGGCCGCCGGGCTCGCGGCGCCACTTGTGAACCATGGCCGGCGCGCCGACGACGCCGGAGTCGGCCTCGACCTCGCGGCGGTCCAACATGACGACGGCGTAGTCGACGCCGTCCTCGCTGTAGGCCTTGATCGCGGCGCGGCGGCGGCGGGCGTGGCCGCCGGCGAGCTCGACGAAACATTGGCCGGGGTCCTCGACGGAGATGACCGGGCGGTCGTCGGCGGTCTCGCCGGGCCACACCATGACGGCGGCCTCGCCTCCGACGAGGGCCTCGGTGTGAACTTCGCCGTGCTCGGCGTCGAGGGCGTTGGGTTGCCAGAGGGTGCGCCAGACGTCGAGGTCGGCGCCGGCCTCCTCGCCGAACCGGATGCCGACGACGGTGAGGCGCTCGGCAACCGCGTCGACGATGAGCTCGCACCAATTCGACCGGGCGAGCTTCATGAGCCGGAGAAACTCGGCGCGGGCGCCGGCGGGTGCGTCGGCGAGCGGATGGTCGCCGGTGTAGTACCGGTCGAAATGCTGGTGTCGGCGGGCTTGGTCGGCGAGCTTCTCGAGGAGGTGCTTGCGCCATTCGTCGGGGGTGCGAGCCATGGGCGCCATCCTAGACGCCGCTCATTGTGGGCGGTTGCGGATGCCGTCGGCGAGGTCCTCGCCGGCGTTGTCGATCGGGCGGTGTTCGATCGTGGCCGGTAGGCCGGAGGTGTTGCGGCCGTGATGGTGCCAGAGCCAGGTGACCTCGTCGTCGTTGGCGGTGCCGCCGATGCGCGCCATGGCGTGGAACATCGGGAAGTCTTGAACGTCGAACGCGCCGGTGCCGCTGGCGTCGGCCTGGTAGCCGCCGGTCTCGCGCATGGCGGCGAGGACGACGTCGGTGCGGACCAGGAACGTGATCGGGACGGTGTGCGGCGCCTCGAGGTCGTAGGGGCGGCCTCGGAATTGTGGGATGGGGTCGGTGCCGCCGATGACGTCGAACCATGCCCAGACGAGACCGGCGCCGCTCTCGCCGGCGACGTCGAGGAGGTGCTCGAGGTGGTGGGGGAGGAGCTCGTCGTCGTCGTCGAGAAACGCGAGCCAGTCGGGCGAGGTGGCGGCGGCGGCGTAGATGCCGCGGTTGCGGGTCGCCCATGCGCCGGCGCCGGCGTGATCGTTGACGATGGTGATGCCGTCGGCGGGGTGTGTCTGCTCGGCGACCGAGGCGACCGCGCGGCCGAGCATGCGCGAGCGGCGCGGGATGGTCGGGATGACGACGTTGACGGAGCTCATGCCATCGCCTCCCATCGGGCGCGCTCGGAGAGGATGGCGCGGGCGATGCCGTCCTCGAGGGGGACGGTGAGCTCGTAGAGGCGGCGGAGCTCGTCGGTCGAGCCGACGCGCCAGCGGGCGCCGACGGGCTTGTCGAGGTCGTGCTCGAGGACGGGGGTGTAGCCGGCGGCGGAGCACACCATGGCGGCGAGCTCGTTGAAGGTGACCGGGCGGCCGGTGCAGATGTTGAGCGGGCCGTCGAGGCCGACCTCGGCGGCGGCGAGGGTGGCGCCGACGATGTCGTCGACGTGGACGAAGTCGCGCGCCTGGTCGCCGTCGCCCCATACGGCGAACGGTGCGACGCCGGGCTCGCCGTTGCCGGCGCCGAGGAGGGCGCGCTCGACGAACGCGCCGAACGGGTAGTCGGTGCTCTGATCGGAGCCGTAGCCGGAGAACGGGCGGAGGACGGTGACGGGAACGCCGTCGGCGCGGACCTCGCCGGCCATGCGCTCGCCGACGAGCTTGGTGTAGCCGTAGGTGGCGTCGGGGGCGAACACGATGTCGGCGGCGGGGTCGAGGTGGCGCTCCTCGAGGCGGAGCTCGGTGCGGCCGTCCTGCCAGGCGAGCGGGTAGGCGGCGGACGAGCTGTAGTAGATGACGCGGCCGGGCCGGGTGCGGAGCGCCCATCGCCAGAGGGCGGCGTCGAGCTCGAGGTTGTAGGCGCCGACGTGCGCTGGTGTGCGCTCGATGCCGAGGCGGCCGCCGATACGGGCGGCGCAATGGACGGCGAGGTCGACGCGGCCGAGGTCGATGCGGTCGTCGGCGAGGACCAGGGCGTCGAGCTCGTGCCAGCTCGAGCCGTCGGCCGGCGTGCCCTCGTGCTCGATCATGTGAGGACCTCGTCGTCGCGCGATGTCGATGGCGGTGACCTCGTAGCTACGGCGGCGGAGGGCGGCGGTGATGTGGCGGCCGATGAAACCGGCGGCGCCGGTGACGAGGGCGGTGCGGTAGGTCATGGTGTGTGCTCCTTGATGGCGGTGACGATGACGGTGTTGTCGAGCTCGTCGACGGTGATGGTGAGCCAGCCGGCGCCGCGGACGGCGGCGGCGAACGAGCCGTCGGGCCATGCCCAGAGGTGGCCCTCAGAATGGCCGACGGCGGTCTCGCCTCGAGGTACGGACGCGACGAGGCCGATGACGGCCGGGTCGCCGGCGAGCTCGGCGAGGACCTCGACGGGGTCGATGAGGTGCTCGAGGACCTCGAGGAGGGTGACGACGTAGCGGTCGCCGGCGCCGGCGGCGGGCGGTCGGGCGCCGTCGACGCCGGTGACGAGGACGTCGATGAGGTCGCGGTTGAACACGGCGACGCCGCGGTCGCCGGCGCCGGCGACGTTGGCCGGCGTGAAGTCGTAGCCGTAGAGGACGACGCCGGCGGTGACGGTGGGCTCGACGAGCTCAAGGAAACCGCCGTCGCCGGCGCCGATGTCGACGAGGGTGTCGGCGCCGGTGTACTCGAGGAGGGTGGTGGCGCGGTCGGCGGCGAGTTCGAGGCGGGGCCGGTGGACGGGGTCCTCGAGGTGGCGGGCTCGAGCTCGGCCGGCGTGCCATTCGCGGGTCGACCATTCGGCGGGGCCGGTGGTGCGGGTCATGCCGCGACCATGCCCTCGTGCTCGATCATGTGAGGACCTCGTCGTCGTTGGGGCCGCCGACGAGGAGCTCGAGGATGCGGGCGGCGAGGGGCTCGAGGATGCGGTCGACCATGGGCTCGGGGCCGACGGTGGCGGTGTGAATCTGGCATCGGAACGGGTGCGGCCAGTCGGCGACGTCGTAGTCGAGCTCGATGTAGTCGCGGGGCGCCCAGCCGGCGAGGTCGAGCATGCCGCGCACGGCGTCGGCGTCCCATCGCCAGACGTGCTCGGGGTTGATGCCGGCGGGCTCGGCGAGGGGTGTTGAGAGGACGAGGCCGGTGCCGGCGCGGCGGGCGGCGCGGAGGAGCTCGAGGGGGTCGTCGACGTGCTCGAGTATCTCGCCGAGGATGACGACGTCGGCGTCCTGGCCGTCGAGCTCGGCGAGGAGCTCGAGGGCCGGCGTGCCGGGATGTGTGACCGGGGCGTCGGGTGCGAGGTCGCCGGTGACGAGGCCGCCGGCGGCGACGTTCGTGGCGATCTGAAACGCGGCGACGCGGTTGCCGGCGGCGGGGTCGACGACGAGACCGGGGTTGGGGAACCGGGAGCGGGCGAGGTCGACGGTGAGGCGGACGCGGAGCCGGTGCTCGGCCCATCGGTCGGCGTCGTTGTGGTGGGCGTAGAGCTCGGCGAGCTCGTCGGCGGTCGGGTTGGGTCGGAGGCGTTCGATGAGCATGGGCTTAGACCTCGCCGTCGCCGGGGTCGTCGCCGATGAGCTGCTCGGCGCCGGCGATGACGTCGTCGATGGCTAGCGCGAGCTGCTCGGCCGCCGCGCCGCCGGCGTTCTGGGCGGCGGTCGTCCAGAGGCCATGGCGGCGGAGGATGGCGGCGAACTCCTCGAAATCGTGCGGCCTGATCTTGAGGACGTGCTCGCCGGTGTCCTCGTCGCGGGTCGCTCGGCAATGCATGAGCTCGTGGTCGACGAGGGCGCGGCGTTTGTCGTCGTCGAGGACCTGCCAGATGGTCTCGGGGACCTCGATGACGAACAGGGGCCGCGGGGACTCGGTGACGTTGCCGGCGTGGCGCTTGAGGTCGCCGAGGACGGCGCCCATGCCTCCGACGCGGCGAGCGGAGCCGAGGACGATGCGGCCGCCATGGGTCGCCGGCTTGTCGCGGAACAGGTACTCGATACGGACGCCGCGGAGGTGGGCGTGGTCGGGTTCGTTGGCGACGAGGTCGTCGCCGATCTTGGCGACGTCGGCGGCTTTGCGGTAGGCGGTCATGACGGGCCTCCTTGGCCTGGCTGGGTGACGAGCTGCTCGAGGCGGCGGAGCTCGGCCAACATGACCGGCTCGAGGGCTTGCATGGCGGCGGGGTGGAGCTCGGCGAGGTAGGTACGGAACCGGGCCTCGTCGGCGGCGTAGAGCTCGGGGTCGTTGACCTCGACGTAGCCGGCGTCGAGCTTGGCGGTGCCGGCGGTCGGGTGTAGGTGCTCGATGACGACGTCGTCGAGATAGGTGAGGGTGCCGAGCTCTCGGCCGAGGCGGAGCCAGTAGTCGTCGAGATAGAGGTGAACCATGCCGGGCGGGACGTAGTAGCCGAGGGCGTCGATGATGCGGGCGTCGATGCTGACGGCGGTGGGGAGCTGGGCGCCGCGGACGAGGTCGTTGCCGTAGACGACGGCGAACGGTCGCCGGCGGTGAGCGTTGGCGACGCGCTCATCCCATGCGCTCGAGCGGGGCCGGTGGTCGTCGCCCATGAACCCGACGCCGATGCGGCCGTCGGTGGCGAACAACGGGGCGACCTCGTTGAGGGTGCCGCCGAGGCGGAGGCGGGGGCCGACGAGGAGCGAGGCGTATTCGGGGAGGGCGTCGCCGGAGGGGCCGACGACGTCAACGTAGCCGTCGAGGGCGGGGTCGTCGTCGTCGACGATGATGACGAGCTCGGCCGCCGGCGCGAGCTCGGACGGGTAGGCGGTCTGCGTCCAGGCGGCGAGGAGCTCGACGATGTTGCCGGGCCGGCCGCGGGTCGGGACGAGGTAGACGAGCGGCGCCTCGAGCTCGGCGGCGAGCTCGGCGGCGTCGAGGCGGAACCGGTCGAGGGTCGTCATGAGCTCGCGACCTCCTCGCCGGGCGACGGCGTCGAGGCGGGCGGGAGCTCGTCGAGGCGGTGCAGGACGCCGGAGCCGGAACACTCCTCGCAGGTGACGAGGGTGCCGGGCTGGCCGCCGTCGACGACGCGGCGGCCGGGCTGGTTCGCGATGACGAGCTCGAGGTCGGCGAGGAGCTTGCCGACGACGCCGGTGATGAGCTCGTCGTAGTCATCCCATCGAACCGGGACCGAGCGAACGAGGTCGGGCGGTCGCTGGGCGGTGGCGAGCTCGAGGAGCTTGACGACCTGCTCGTCGAGCGGCCGGTCGATGCGCGGGTCGCGGGCGAGGTGGACGAAACCGCCGGCGGCGGCGACGGCGCGCTCGAGCTCACCGATGTCGGTGCGGGTGCGGGTCATTGGTCTGTTCTCCTTGTGCTGTTGTCGAGGGCTTGGCGGTAGGCGGCGAGGTGCTCGTCGACGTGGTCCTCGACGAGGAGGCCGCGGGCGGTCTCGCGGCCGGCGGCGGCGAGGGTGGCGCGGTGGTCGTCGTCGCCGACGAGGCGGTCGAGGTGGCGGAGCCAGTCGCGGGGCTTGGCGGCGATGACGCCGGCGCCGCGCCGCTCGAGCTCGCAATATTCGCCGGTCGGTGACGCGATGAACGGAACGCCGAGCGCGGCCCATTCGAGGCCTTTGAGCCAGCTCTTGGCCTCGTTGAAGGTGGAGAGCTCGAGCGGGACGATGCCGACGTCGAGGAGGGCCATGCCGCGCGGGTACTGCGTGAGGAGCTCGAGCCAGCCGCGGGTGTGGGCGAGCGGGACGTCGCGGAGGTCGAGGCCGGCGGCGACGCGGGTGTCGTGCTCACCAATGACGTGCATGGGGAGCCGGTGCTTGCGGAGGACGTTGCCGACGGCGCCGCGGGTGACCTGTAGGTCGGCGGGGTGCGTGTTGACCGAACCGGACCAGCCGACCTTGACGGCGGCGTCGATCGAGCCGGGCTCGAGGCGGGGGCGGACGTACAGGTATCGGCGCGGGACGTAGTTGCGGACGACGGCGACGCGGCCATGGCGGCCGTATCGGGCGGCGAGCGCCGGCGTTGACACGATGACGAGGTCGGCGAGCTCGGCGGCGGCGGCGAGGTGTTCCCAGGAGCGGCCGCCGTTGCGGAACTCGTAGGCCGGGTGAACGGTGCGGTGCGCGATGTTGCGGCGGTGAATGGTCTCGAAATCGTCGTCGGTCTCGACGGCGACGGCGAGGCCTCGAGCCTGTAGGAGCCGGATGACCTCGACGAGCTGGCGGGTGAGCGGCCGTTGCATGATGACGAGGTCGGCGTCGGGGACGGCGTTGAGGCCGACGATGGCGGCGGTGCCGTCGGCGAGGTAGCGGGCGAGCATGTTGTCATTGGCCGGCGGCGGGACATCGGCGCGACATCGGAGCTGTGTGTCGAACTCGGAGCCGGCGCGCTCGGGGAGGACGAGGTTGACCTCGAGGTCGGCGCTCTGCATGTCGAGCGCCTCGAGGGGCCAGATGAGCCGGTAGTGACCGCAACCGCCGGCGTCGGCCGCGATCGCGTGAACCTTCATTCGGCGAGCTCGGCGGCGGTGCGCGGGGTCCGCTCGGCCCTCGTCGGCCGGCGGGCGTGGTCGTCGGCGACGTGGCCGACGAGGTCGGTGAGGAGGTCGTAGGTGGCCTCGCACGAGTCGCAGCGGAGGACGGAGGCGGAGGGCTCCTCGGCGGCCGGCGACGGCGGCGGGCCGTTCTTGTGCGCTCGGGTCTTGTGCATCGTTCGGCCTTGCTTGGTGTCGAAACCGCGCGGGCAGAGGTCGCAGTAGAACCGGCCGTCGGTCGGGACGGGGCCGAGGTCGTCGGCCGGCGGCGGGTCGGGGTCGAGCCGCTCGAGGTCGATGAGCTCGGCGCGTGCTCGGCGGAGCCGGCCGAGCTGCTCCTCGAGGTCGTCGAGGGCGTCGTCGATGGCCTCGACGATGTCGGTGATATCTGGCATTGGTGTCCTCCTCGGTGGACGTGGGCGATGGTACTAGAACGCGGCGACGCGCTTGGCCTTTTTCGGGGCGGGCCGGAGCATCGCTCTCGAGAGGGCGTTGACGGTGGCGGCGATGCCGTCGATGCGTTTGGCGGACTTGTGGCGGTCGGGCTTGGCCGGCTTGAGGTTGCCGCCGGGGTCGGAGAGGACGGCGACGTTGTCGGCCTCCCATCGGAGGATGGGGTTGCCGCCGTGGACGAGGAGCGGCCGGCGTTTCGTCGATCCCATCACGAGGCGCTCGAGCTCTTTGCATGGCGCCGAGAGCGAGGCGTAGCCCTGGCGGAGCGGGACCATGGTCACGCCGGCGTTCTGCATTTGTTGGACGGTCTCGGAGGCGTTCCATGGGTCGAACGCGACCTCGGAGGCGGTGAGGTCGACGCCGAGGAGCTCGGCCTCGGCCTCGATGTCGGAGCGGACGGTCTCGTAGTCGACGACGTTGCCCTCGGTGGCGCGGAGCCAGCCGTCGGCGACCCATTCGGCGAGCGGGGCGTTGAGCTTGAGCTCGAGCTCGTCGAGGCGCTCCTCGGGGAGCCAGTGCATGACGTGGAGGTAGTAGCCGGCGGAGCGGCGGACGAGCTCGAGGCCGTCGGCGTGCTCGAGGGCGTCGAGGGCGCGTTCGGCCTCGTCGTCGGCGAGGGCCTCGTCGTCGGCGAGGGTGAGGCCGGGCCGGTCGGCGGCGGGGACGGGCGTCATGAACGCATAGGCGGTGAAGTCTGTGGAGCTCGAGAGGTCGAGGCCGCCGGCGGTGGTACGGCCTCGGAACGCGACCTCGAGGTCGAGGAGGGCGTCGCCGTGGTCCCATCGGTCGAGGGGGAGCCATCGGTCGAGCTGCTTGGTGCGACGGTTGAGATGAAACCGGAGGTAGTTGTTGAGCTCCGACGGTGACTGGCGGGCTTTGCGGGCCTCGCCGACGAGGTAGTCCTCGTGAACGGTGTGGCCGATGCCGGGGTTGGCGCGGCGGATGGTGTCGAGCGCGAACGGTTCGGCGCCTTTCGGTGCGCCGAACACGACGCCGCGGAACGTCGGGTCGATGACGGTGCCCTTGACGATGCCCTCGAGGTAGGCGCGCTTGGTGGCGTAGGGGGTGCCGTCGTCGCCGGCGTCGGCGGTGGTGATGAACAACACGAGCGGTTGCTCGCGGGCGCCGGTGCCCTTCTCGAGGGCGTCGATGAGGTCGATGGTCTTGTGGACGTGGACCTCGTCGATGATGGCGGCGTGCAGATTGAGGCCTTGCTGGCGGGCGCCGTCGGCGGAGATGGCCTTGAACCAGCCGGCGCCGCCGGCGGTCTCGATGATGTTGGTGCGGATGTCGTCGCCGAACCGGCGCGCCCAGTACGGCGACGCCGCGGCCATCGCCCTCGAGGGGCGGAACACGAGGCCGGCTTGCGTGCGGTCGGCGGCGGCGGCGGCGACCTGCGGGCCGGCCTCGCCGTCGTCGCCGAACATGTAGAGCGCGACGCCGGACGCGAGCGTCGACTTGCCGTTCTTGCGGGGGACGTCGTCCCAGAGGGTGCGGATGATGCGGCGGCCGTTGGCATGGGTCCAACCGAACGCCGGCGCGATGACGTAGCGGACCTGTGTGTCGAGGAGCTTGAGCGGCTTGTCGGCCCATTCTCCGGTGATCTGGCGGAGCCGGCCGAGCGAGGCGAGGACGCGGTCGACGCGATGCCAGCGGAACTCGAGCGGCGCCGGCGGCGGGGTCTCGAGGAGCGGCTCGTAGGGCCATTCGGTGTCGATGATGACGCCGAGGGCGATGCGCGAGGCGACGTAGCGCTCGAGCTCGGCGATGGCGGCGCCGGCGGACGCTAGCCGCGCCGTGTAGGGGTCCTCGGTGCCGGTCGGCGACCATGCCGGCGTGCGACGTCTACCCATTGAGCTCCAACTCGGCGAGGAGCTGCTCACCGATGAATTCTGTGTACGCGGGCGGGATTGACTCCGAGAGCTCGCGGAGTGTGAGCGGCCAGTCGATGCCCATGGCGGCCTTTTGCTCCTTGAGCGGGATGCGATAGACGCCGATCTCGCAAGTAAATCGGCGGTTTGAGCGGTTGCTTGCCGGCGGCCATCGGCGGACATTCCAGACGGCGTGATGGCACGGCGGGGCAAGAAAAGCGACATTGGACTCGAATAGACGATGACGGCGGACGTCGAGGCCGAACGAGGAGCCGCATAGCTGGATTGGGGCGAGGAGTGGCGCGCCGGCGACGTTCTCGATGACGTAGGGCCGGTCGAGAGCACCGAGGAGGTTGCGGGTGGGCTCGAGGAGGTCCTCGTAGCGGTCCTCGAGGCCGTCGACGGCGCGGCCGTAGGCGGTGAAATGTTGGCAGGGTGGCGAGGCGTGGACGGCGGCGACGCGTTGCCAGTCGAGCGGCGGGTCGAGGGCGTCGGCCTGGACAAACGCGTAGGGATAATTGGGTTGCGGTTCGATGTCGACGCCGATGATGTCGAAACCGGCGCGGTAGTAGCCGGCGGCGGCGCCGCCGGCGCCACAGAACAAATCGACGAGGAGCGGGCGCTTGTCCATCGCTCTAGCGCCTCTTGAGCCATTGCCAGGCGGCGTCGACGATGACGATGCCGGCGAGGACGGTGAGCACGAGCTCGGCGAAACCGGGGTCGGCGAGGGTCATGCGAACGGGTCTACTCCGCCGGTTTCGTCGCCGGGCTCGACGGCGCCGAGGGCGAGGCGGGCGCGGTCGGCCGGGGTGAGAGCGAACCGGGCGGCGTAGACGGCGATGACGGCGGCCTGATCGCGGACGACCTGTAGCGCGGGGTTCTTGACCCAGCTCGAGCGCTGCTTGATCATGACGCCGCGCTCGTCGACGTGGCGGACGGCGCGCCGGTGGTGGACGAGCGCGGTGACGAGGATGGCGAACGTGTCGACATCCCAGGCGGTCAGGACGCCGGCGGCGGATAGCGACGGCGCGAGCCGGTGCCAGATGGCTACGGCGTCGAGGTCGGTGAGGTGCTCGGGCGGCTCGAGGTTCTCGAGCGCCGGGGCGACGTCGTTGCCGTGGTCGTCGCGACCAGTGCGGGCCGGCTTGGGGCCTCGTTTACCCATCGGCGGCCTCCTCGGCGACTTGGGCGGCGGCGGCGGCCATGTCGGCGGCGTCGGGCCATTGCCGGCCGTCAAAGTCTGGCCGACTCTCGACGAGCTCCCATGCTCGGCGACGGACGGCGCGCCGGCGGAGGCGGATGGCGGACTCGGTGCGCGGGGCCGAGGGCGGCGAGGCCGGTGGCGTCGTCGGTGGGAGGACGAGCGCGCGCTCGGTCTCGAGGGCGGCGAGGCCGGGGATGTAGCGGTTGCGTGCGAGGCCGGTGCCGGGGTCGCTCGGTGGCCGCGCCCATTCGGGCCGGCGAGCTCGGTGAATGGTGGTCAGTGCCGAGCGGTAGGCGAGCTCGAGGTCGAGCTCGTCGAGCTCGTCGCGGTAGTGGTCGGGCATGGTGGGGCTCCTTCTCGCGTCGCGCGAGCCGGCCATCGCGGCCGGTTTGGGGTGCTCGCGCGCTGCTCAAGCTGCGGTTTCGCGCGGCTCGAGCTCATGCGGCGAGGTCTGGCGAGGCCTGTGACCTGGGCCTCTTGCACATTTTTCGTAGGGGGTCTCGGTTTCGTGCGCGCGCA